AATTAATCAAACGAAAAAAACATTGGCTATCTGTGTTGTGGAAAATAGAACGCACGGATGGTGTTGAGTTTTTGTTTACAAGCAATACACAAAAGATAACTTTTCAAAATGAGGTGTACACACCTATTGATTCAATTCAATCGAGTGCCAGGCGTAAAGAAGCTGACCTAGCTACAGAGAATTTAGAGATAATTGGTATTATTTCTGATGCAACTATCACACATGATGATTTGCGTAGTGGGCGTTTTCATGAAGCCCAGATTACTGAAACCTGGATTGATTACCGTTTCCCATGGGCCGACCCCTTTACTGTCGCCAAATATTGGATTACTGAGATTAAGTATTCTGGTGAACGGTGGGAAGCCAAAATAGAAGGCCTGACCAGGTGGTTAGCGCAGCCTATAGGAAGGGTGTATGGCCGTGAGTGTGATAATGATTTAGGTGATGATGTCTGCAGGGTAGACACTCAAGCATTGAGCGAGAATGGCACCGTGCTAACCGTTACGGGTGTGGGTATTGATGCACGTACTATTTTTGATGCTTCAGGTTTAACTGCAGTAGATGGTTTTTACACCCATGGTAAATTGCTATGGACATCAGGAGAAAACACAGGGCTTATTAGTATTGTAAAGCTTCACGTAATAGGGGCTAATACTTCTATTGAGCTGCAGCTACCTACTGAATTTACTATTGCCGCATTAGATGCGTTTAATTTAGAACCAGGCTGTGACAAATTAAAAGATACCTGAATAGATAAGTTTGATAACATCCTCAATTTTGGGGGGTTTCCATATATACCAAGTACAGACAAGATGCTAGAGGCACCGAAACCAAAATGATGCGTAAAAAAATTATTGAAAAAGCACGTGAGTATCTAGGCACACCCTTTGTACACCAAGGGCGCTTGAAAGGTATAGGCGTTGACTGTATTGGTTTGATTGTTGGAGTGGCCAGCGAATTAAAATTGTTTGAGTATGACCATGCAGTATACCCTAGGTATTCTGATGGCACATTGCTAATGGCGCACATGAGAAAAGTTTTTGTAGAAATTTCCCCTGACGAGAGGCAACCAGGTGACGTGGTTATTTACTGGGTACAACCACACACAAAGCATCCACAGCACGTGGGCATAGTAACAGACATAGGTATACTGCACACCTACGACATAGTGAAAAGGGTAGTTGAAACGCACACACATCAACGATGGGAAGACCGTGTAACACACGCTTTTCAATGGCCGGGAGTGAGTGACACATGGCAACCTTAGTACTAGGTGCAGTTGGTTCATACTTTGGTGGCCCTATCGGTGGTGCGTTAGGCTCAGCTGCTGGTGCATACATTGACAACAAATATTTGTTCAAGCAGGATGAAGCGCCAGAGGCACAGAAGACGCCTTTTCTAGGCCCAAAGCTTAGTGGTATTCAAATACAATCAGCGATCGAGGGCACGGGCATGCAGTTTGCAGCCGGTCCTGAAAATAGATATGCAGGGCAAATAATTTGGAACCCTGGATTGATTGAGCAGAAGGATTCTGTGTTTGTTGAAACTACTGAGCCAGGCGGTTTTTCTGGTAACAAATATATCACCAACAGCACACACACATTTCAAAAAGAACATATTAGTTATTCGTATTTTCTTAACCTGGCTATCGGTTTAGGTGAAGGTGAGATTGAAGCTATTGACCGCATCATAGCTAATGGTAATACCATTTACGAAAACCCTGCACTTACTGTAGTTACCAGCACTGCTTTACGTGCTGAAGCTGAAACTATAGGTAATAGTAAATTTGTCAAAGTTATTGCTACTGTGGCTTCAGGCATTGACTTAACTGTATTTGATAGCGGTAAGGAAGTTAACATGTCTGGGTGGGGCACAGGTGCGTTGAATGATGATTGGATTGTTTCAGAATCCGGCACTGATCCAAGTACACTTGAAACCTTTGTAACTTTACAGCATCCACTGCAAGTAACAGGCTCTGAAGCTGCAGGTGCAAGTGTGACCCTTGATCAAACTAACGAACCTTTTGATATACGCCAAATTACTGATGTACGTTTTTTCCCAGGTGATTTAAACCAATTACCTGACCCACTTATCGAAGCTACAGAAGACCCTGGGAGTATTGGGGGCATCGTGCCAGCTTTCCGTGGTACTGCATATGTAGTGCTTGAACGCCTGGCCTTAGCGCCATTTGGAAACCAGCCACCGCAAATGCAATTCTTTGTACGTGAATCTGCAGCTATCACAGTAGGGGCAACCATTTCAAAAGTACTATTGCGTGCCGGATTGGATGCAGCAGAATTTGATGTTACAGAAGCTACTGATGATATGCGTGGGTTACATTTTATCGGCCCTCAAAATGCGGTGACTATTTTAGAACCTCTTATGCGTTTTGGTAACCTGGTGGCTACAGAGCGCAATGGTGTTTTAATATTTAGAAAAGTGGATGACCAAACTGTAGAAACAGTAGATGAAAATGATTTAGCAGCATACCCTGGTAGGCAATCCCCTGCACAAACACCATTTGAAATAACTGATAGTTTTGGTGCTGACTTACCCGCAACAGTAGGTGTTAAATTTATTGAACCTGCTATTGGATTGCAGGACGGCTTCCAGCGTGAACGCCGCATTGATGTACCTAATAGAACAAATCTAATTTTTAACATACCAATCACTATGGCTGCAGATAAAGCCAGAGAGATTGCCAGGCGCGAGTTATGGAAGGCTTGGCGGCGTAGGCGTGTTATATCCTGGTCACTACCTATTTCATATTTAGATTTAGAAGAGAACGACTATGTACAGTTTCCTTTTGAAGATGAAATATATGTTGTAGTTATCAAGAAAATTGATAGGGGTATTGACCATGTGATGCAATTTGAAGGTGTTGTTGAAGCCATCAAAGCTAACACACAGGTGGGCGAAGTAAGCACCCCAAGCTCAACTACTGACAGAGAAGTATTTAGAGGGGGTAGCTTATTATTTGAAGTTATTGATATCGCACCTTTCACAAATGACGTTAATGAAACACCTGGTGTTTACATGGCGATTGCAAAGATAGACCCTAATGCAGAATTTTCTTCAGCATCATTACTAAAATCAGTGGATGGCCAGGACTTCTTTGCGCTCGATATGTTTTTTCTTGAATCTGTTATGGGATTTGTACCCATCGCAATGGCTACTGGCCCTGTAAATTATTTTGATTTGGGCACTAGTGTTGATGTTGTCTTAGTGCAGGGGGGCTTGCAATCAATAACTGAAGAACAATTATTAGATGGTGGTAACAAATGCATCATAGGCAATGAGGTATTACAATTTCAAAATGCCACATTAATTGCTGCGAATACTTACACCTTAACAAAATTTATACGGGGCATTCGTGATACTGCAGATGAAGTGGTGCACACAGTTGCTGATGAAAGATTTATTTTATTAGACGGCACCCCTAAGTTTTTAGAAATTAACTCTGAAGAAATTGGTTTTGATAGATTCTATAAAGCACTGCCACCTAACATTCCAGAAGGCCAGGTGCCCGCCCAGGCTATACAGCCCATGGGTGCAAATACTGTACAAGGGTTTACCCCTGCGCATGTTGCTGGTTTTAGGAATACTGCAAATGATTTAACTATTACCTGGACACGTGTGAGCCGTGCCCTTGTTAAACATTTTGCAGGAAATAACACAACACCAATGCTTGAAAATCGTGAAAGATTCTTATTTGAATTTTTTGACCCTACGTTTACGACCGTTGTAGATACGGTAACTGTTGAAGGCCCCTGGGATCGTGCCAGATTTCCTGAGTTTGTTTATACAGCTGCAGCTCAAACAGCTGCAGGACTAGCACCAGGTGCCGATGTAAACTTTATCATATACCAACTTACAGAAATAAAAAATAGAGGCAAAGGAAGGGCGGCTACGCTATGACAGATTTTTCACCTAACTTAGGCATGCCGTTTTTGGAAGAAGGCCAGGGTAACGCTGACATCACACACAATGAAGCCTTATTGATTCTTGACACTATGGTGCAGACACGTGTAATTGATAAAGATTTAACAGCCCCACCTGGCAGCCCCAGCGAAGGCGATCGCTACATTGTGGCTGCAGTAGCTACAGGTGATTGGACCGGCAACGAAGATAAAATTGCTTTTTTCTTTGGGGGTATTTGGAAATTCATAACCCCTTTGGAAGGGTGGCGTGCCTTCGTAGAAGATGAAGCTATAGAGTATAACTTTAATGGTACTGCTTGGGTAACTGGTGGTGCAGGCTCTGGGCTTACATTGTTGACGGCCATAATCACTGCAGCAGGCGGCATCACTTTACAAACTAGTGCAGTAGGTGCCACTGTGAGTGTGGGGCACCCTGGTAACGGTATTTATGATCTTACCTTCACAGGCCTTACTGGATTTACTAATCTAGGTGTGTACCCTGTACTGCATAACCATACTGATTTACGTGCAGCTAATTTAAAAGGCGTTACTGATAAAACAGCAGACACAGGCCGTGGAACTACTGCAGGATGCCGTATAAGAACTATGCAGCTCACTGACCAATCAGGGGGTACATTAATTGGTGAACCAGGGGCCAGAGATACCCCTGTTGATTTTGATTTCTCATTTAAAGTAGAGGAAATAAACTAATGAAACTATACGCTAAAATCGATGCAGACGGAAATTTAGAACTACCTATTAGAACCACCAATAAAGCGTGCGGTAAACAGGTAAGGTGTAGTTACGTGCGCGATGAGAAGGACGACACTAAACGTATACCTGTTGCGATAGACCCAGAGCTGTACGCCAAAGCACAGTTTGGTAAAAAGTTCAAAGAAGTTGAATTTGATGATGCGTACCCGATTGGCTGCTTCACTGATAACCAAGGAGAGCACCACTGTTTTTATACGGGTAAAGTTATTGATGGGGTAGCTGAAGTTGACCCAGATACTGTGGTTTTGCGCAGTATTGCAGTTGCAGAAAGCAGTGCTCAAACACAGCGTTCTGTATGGGTGAAACAAATACATAAGGCTATCGATGTCGCAGCTAAAGCTAATTGGACAATGGCAGAAGAAAAAATAGCTATAGGACAAATACCTACTGATGCAGAATTTGAAGTACATGACAGCACTTTCAAATTTAACTGATGAAGAGATTGTTGAGGCTGTTGGTAATAGATGGCCTGCAATGACAAAAGCTTTAATGCATTTTCGTGACCCACGTAACTGCAGACACAAGTATGACGCAGCAAGACGCACATTAGAAAAATTTATTATAAAGCACGGGAGCATGACGAGATGACC